TTATACTTTAAAATTTTTAAATTCAGAAAAATGCTGTAAGACGATTTTGTCATTTTTTATCTTTTGGTCATCTAAAGCATGGGTATAAATTTTTTGCAAAGTATCTCTTGATTTCCAACCGCCTCGCTCCATAATATATATATCGGGAACGTTTAAGGCGTGCATTATGGAAGCAGAGTAGTGGCGCAGTTTATGAATTCCGAAGTTTTGAGTTGTAACCTTTTTACGTAAAGCAATAAATTTTCTTGTTATTGCATCAGGATTGAGATTTACTATATGTTGACCTTTTTTTATGTCTTTTTTTAAAATTTCAATAGCGTCTGGGGGAAAATCCACGATGCGAGAGCTACTTTCAGTTTTCGGAAGCTTTATAACCCAACGACCGTTAGAATCTTTTACCATAGCTTTGTTGACATTAACAGTATTTTCGGAAATATCAGTATCTAAAAGAGCACTGATTTCAGACCTTCTCAAAGTTCCTACAGAAGCAAGGATAATTGCTTTCAGTAAATCCAAATCATTGCATTTATTCATCAGTAATTTGATCATTTCATCATCAGGAATATAAACATTTGAATTCTTTTTTTGTGGTAAAGTTGTACGAATCTTAAAATTTGGTAAAAAAGTAGATAGGACTGATATAAGTAAGCTATGTTGATTGTGTACAGATTTAGGAGAATATATGCTCGCTGCGCGGTTGACTGCAACTTGAATGTTTTCTTGCGTTATTTTTTGTATAGGAAGCGGCATGAGTTCAGGAAAATCATGTTTTTGTTGCCGTTTGTACTCTCTAAGGGTTGACGGACTTAAAACATTGCTTTTACTCTCAATATATCTTGTATACCCGTCATATAAGGTGATAGAGTGCGTGCTTGACCTCAACTTTTTATTTAAGCTATAGTCAGCGGCCAAAAACTCCGCTTCTTTTTTTGTTTCTGCCGTAAAGGATTGGTATTTCCTTTTGCCATTACTGTCTGTATAGTCATATACTAAAGCTCTCCACTTACCAGACGGTAGCTTTTTAGCCTTCGCCATTACTGTACCTCCTAAAAAAGGGCGCAAAAAAGCAGCCCCTTGATTTTTACGGGCTGCAATGGTACAATGTTTTTGGTACTTTACTGTACTATGTAGCCCACAGGGTTATATAGTCAACGTCTCTATCCTGCGCCAACAGGGTAGGGGCGTTTTTTTATTTTAATTATTATTTCTAGAATCCGGTGACATCTACAATTTTATAGCTTGTAAAATCGTCATCTGTAACCATCGCTTTAAACTCCCACGTTCCTCCTGGCTCCAAGTTATTAACGTTAGCTAGTGTGGAACCTGCCTGAGATTCCCCTTTGTACAAATTGATGCTGACTTGCACATAAGAATAAGTTTTATCAGTGTTATTTTTAATTTTGCCAACAACATAAGATAAATATCCATCTTGTACGACACTATGTTCTAACACTTCTAAATCTTCCTTTTTTTCTTTTTGTTCTGTCTGTGCTGTTCCTGTTCCATCTGTTACAGTTTGAGCAGTCTCACTTACTCCACACCCAGCAAATACTGCCGCTGTTGCGAGCAGCCCAACAAGTAAAATTAAAGTTTTCTTTTTCATTTCCTTTTCCTCCAATGATTGACATTATTTGCCGATTTAGTATAATATTTTTGGAGTGATGACATGCACTTCCATTCAAACCGTTCACTATGGCAGTAGTGGGCGGTTATTTTTTACTGAAAATAAAATCTTTAAATTGAGAAATAACTTGTCGTTCTAGCGGATGCGCTCCAAACTTGTTGCGCTTGTAAAGCTCTGTGAGCCTTTCTAAACGGATTTGTGCGGATATACGAGATACATTACATATTCGTATTATCTCGTCCACAGTAGTCACGTGTAGAGCAGCGAGCACACCAGCTGGCATGAGTAGGTCGCGTGCAAAAATATTGGCTTGAACCTCTTCAGGTTTTTGCCCATCGTCAATTTCACTATTTCGGTATATAATCGGATTAATCGGGTGGTCTAAAACGATGTGCCCCAGCTCGTGGGCTAGAGTGAATCGTCTCCTTTGCGTTGTACCTTTTTGTTCATTAAGATAGATAGCTTTTTTACCTCCAATTTTTGTTACAAAGCCGTCGCTTCCTCTCAACTTTGGACTGTCTGCATCAAAAAAAGCATCACAATATAAAATCGCTTTTACGTCTATCGCTTTAAGCACCTTATTCAAGTCTACAGGTAAGCTGGTGATGTCGGCCTTTAAGAGTATCTCCCATGATAAATTCCTAGCTTTCTTATAGCTTTCATACATATATAACACCTCAAGGACATTTTAATCCTTTATGGTGCTATTTTCCTTAGGGGATTTTTGGTAATTTAGATGATTCCGTCAGGCAATTCGTTTGTGTCTTCTTTTTGTGCTAACTCGATTAGTCTTTCGTACTGCTCTTGGGTAAGCTCTAGTGTAGAAGAGCCGTCACGTGCGGCTATACCAATAGTAACAGTTTCTTTTTGTTTATCGCTGTTTACTTTATTGGGATAGTCCACGGGCTTTGTTTGGCCTATTTGAATTTTTCCTATAACTTTTCCTTTACACTCAATGCTATCCTCGTCATGAAAGAGTATGTCTTCATACGCTGGATTAAGTGACACAAGGCGGTCTACTTCTCGCCTTTTTACAAAACCTTCATTATTTAAAATAAAAATGCCTTCTTCTCCGATTTTTACGTCATGCTGACGTTTTATCAAAAGCCTGTCTCCGTCAGAATACTTAGGTTCCATGCTGTCACCAGATACGCGCAAAATAAAGTCAGATTTTCTTGTTTCTTCAGTGTTTGGAACTTCTCTTGTAATAGTTTGACTGCCGTCTCCCAAGTAAACACCTTTACCAGCCGATACAGGCTGTTCGAACTCGGATAGAGTGATTATATTACTTATAGGTATTACTGGCGTTCTGGTGGCTTCTACACGCTCGTATTCCACATTTAAAATACAATCAACTGCTTTTTTACCGTGCTCGTCGAGAGTGCGGTATTTTTTTATGTGTGTTTTTTCTTCGGAGGTGAACTTTGCTTCATCATCAATGTTTGTTTCTAACCGTTCATCACAGCTTCCATCAAAGATTTTGTTTTTTTGTTCTGAATTTCCAATCAAATAATCAATTGTTACATTAAAGAATTTTGAAAATTTAATAAGCATTTCAGAATTAGGCTCTCGTGTACCTTTTTCATAGTTAACGTAAGTAGTATATGGCATATTGAGTTGTTTAGCTATTTCCATCATGCTTAATCCTTGTTCTTCTCTTAAAGCTTTAAGTTTATTCATAGGATTCCCTCCTGATATATATATTACACGAAATGAGTAGAAAAGTCAAGTTTTTAATACAAATTGTTCAAAATGAGTATTTTTCACAAAATTTTATTACTCTATTTGGGTATAAATACATATTGCACAATACTCGATTTGAGTATATAATTTAAATATACCCGAAACGAGTATATAGAAACTATGCAAGGAGGTGTAACAATGTATCCTAATATTAATGCGGAACGGGCAAGACAAGGGCTTACGGTCGATGGGTTAACTAAAAAGCTAGGGGTTTCCAGAAAAACATATTATAACTGGATTTCCAAAGGAAGGATTCCTCAATCAAAGCTAAATGATATGTCTAAATTGTTTAACGTTAGTGTCGATTATTTATTGTCGAATAACAATTAAATTAATAAAAAAGAAAGGAGTAAAGAAATGTTTATACGAAAGAAAAAACTGCAAGAAATTTTAAAGCGTATTGAATCACTGGAAGATAGCGAACAAAAAGTTATAACCGCGGAACAGGGGAAACAAACGTTGTCCTACTATATACGTTTATTTTCGTCTTACATAGGAAAAGACCGCAGCCAAGAATTGCGGTCTTTCGGAAAAAATAATTAAAGTTTTTTAATTGTTTCAGTAAGTTCTGATATTGCATAAAATGTCATCGTAGATAATCTAGAAAGGTCTGCTATTGTAGCTGGTTTGGTTGAATCTTCGGGAAATAGTGCCATATCTTTACGATAATTTTCGACAATGTCATCCAGCTTTTTACATATGCTTGACTTATCCATAATAATCACCTCCTCCCCAATAAATTTTACCACTATATGGGAGGCAGGGCAATCCAAACAAAAACAGAGAGAAAGGTTAGTGAATCAGATTCACATAAAATGTTAATTAAAATCACAGAAAGGAGGTGAGAAAATGCCAAAAGTAACATATGGAAAAGACCTTTTACTTGAAAAAAATAAAAAGCAAGCAGCACATGTCATAAAGTATTGCAAGGACAAAAAAGGATTCAGTGTAAAAGAACTGGGAATAAAGTTAGGTATGTCAAGGAGTACCGTTAATCAGAGAATGAAAGATGCTTCTAATATGACGCTTAAAGAGCTGTGTATTTTGTATACGCTTATAGGCGTAGAATTTAAGTTGCCACAGGTAGTAATAGGAGATGACTAAATGAGAAAAGTATTTGACTGGGTGACAATCGGACTGACTTTTGCCTTGACTATATCAGCCCTTGGTGTAGTCGGGAGCTTTGAGCAAGGCAGACTAGATGCAGCAGGGTTCTTTATAGGACAAGCCGTGTGTATCGCAGGGATAGCCTTACTTGCAGTAATCCATCATCTTTTGAGTAAAAAAAGAAAAAGCCCTAGAGGAGCGGCAACTCCTACTAAGGGCAATAGAAAAAATAACCGTATTTATTATAGCAAAGAAAGGTAAGGTGTGTCAATGGTAGTAGATATTTTTAACACTGATAAAAAGTATGACATTATCTATGTTGACCCGCCTTGGGAGTATAGGCAGTCTGGCTCTAAAACATCATCAAGAGGTATGGCAAAGCAGCACTATCAAACTATGAGTACAGATGATATATGTAGGCTTCCGATTCAAAATGTCAAAACAGATAAAACTGTTTGTTTTATGTGGGCGACCTTTCCGAATATTTCCGAAGCCTTAAAGGTGCTAGAAGCATGGGGGTTTATATATAAAACTGCAGCTTTTGTATGGGTGAAGCAAAACAAAAAATCCAATTCTCTTTTTTGGGGTATGGGTGCGTATACAAGAGCAAATGCTGAGGTGTGCCTTATAGGAATCAGTAAAAAAACCAAAGCTAAATCTATTGTAAAAAGTCACGCAATCCATCAAGTTGTGTTATCTCCGGTAGAACATCACTCGAAAAAACCAGATATAGTAAGAGATAAAATAGTTGAGTTAATGGGATGCTTACCCAAAATAGAACTTTTCGCCCGACAACAAGTAGATGGCTGGGACTGCTGGGGAAATGAAGTATAAAGGAGAATAAAAATGAGTAAATCAAAAATATTAGAAGCTTTAGCTTTAGTAGGGCTATATCCCGGACACGAATTCAGAGTTGCGGGAAGTGATACCGTTTACTACATAGGTGAAAAATATGGCATTTTCACAAAAAATAACGATGTTATCAGCAATGAAAAGTTGGTAACGGTTTTATCGAATCCAAGTTTGATTACAAAGTGCCGTGCAATTTCTCAAAAAGAGAAAGATATTTTAAAAGCACTATATACGCTGGGAGTTAGATATATAGCAAGAGATATGGATTTAATGCTATGCGGGTACGATTTACTACCGTATAAGGAAGAGTATGCGTGGAACTCTGATGGAATTTGGTTAGATTTTATCGACTTGCCTTGCTTTAGCAGAAAAACCGATTTCCAATATATCAGATGGGAAGATGAAAAACCTTTCGATATTAAAGTGTTTTTGGAGGGTGCAGGATATGAGGTATGAAGACCATCCACTTTTTAAAAAACCACCGTTAATCGGATATCAAGGGATATGTAAAAATCGCAATGTTAGTTTGGTGTATAAAGAGGAAGCTGTTGAGTATGCTATGTCAAAGTTAGGGTATGAAAAAAGACCGTTAGCAGAGCCAGACGAGAAAATGACAAAAGAGTTTGAAAGTATGATTGTTGATTGGTTTTATAGCGGAGATTGGATAGAGGTACGAGAGGGTGAAGAAAATGAGTGGTAAAAATATCTTTCAGCGAATATCTGCTGTAATGCAGGATGTACAGTATCTTGCAAAAGATGACCAAATAGAGTTTGGCAAGACAAAATATCGAGCGATTTCGGAGGAAAAAGTTACAACAATTATAAGAAAAAGTCTGATTACTCACGGTATCGTCATAGTACCGGTGAAGCAAGAGCACAGTAAAGACGGTGTTTTAACTACTGTTGATGTTACATACCGAATCCAAAATGTAGAGGATGAAAACGACTATATAGAAGCTGTGTCCAGTGGTACAGGTGTAGATACGCAAGACAAAGGTGTGGGGAAAGCCATGACTTATGCATATAAGTATCTTCTTTTACGCACCTTTGCGATTCCTACAGGTGAAGACCCTGACAAAATTTCAAGCGCGGAGCTGGATGACCGATTCAGCCGAGAGCAAAAAGTTGAGTACATAGACGATATAAAGAAAAAAGTACTTTTGGATTCTCTTGAGGTTGTTGGAAGCGATATAGAAAGCACTCTAAAATATTTCCAAAAGAAATATCCTGATACCGCACCACACTCTATAGATGAAATCACTTTGGAGCAGTTCACTCCATATATAAAGGCTTTGGAAAAGAAGAAAGAAGCTATTGCAAAGGAGAGGAAAGGTTGAGCAAGTCTATCATACAGAAAGATAAAGTTTGTTATATCTGCGGTACAACTGCAAGTCTTGAAGAACATCATATTTTTGGAGCTGGTAATCGCGGAAAAAGTGAAAAGTACGGGTTAAAAGTATACTTATGTCACAAGCACCATAACGAAAATATCCCAGGTGACCCGGGAGTTCATCACTCAAAAGCATTGAATGTTTGGTTGAAGCAAATCGGACAAAGAGCTTTTATGGGCATGTATCCTGAGAAAGACTTTTTAAAAGAGTTCGGGAGAAACTACCTATGAGTGGCGTAGAACTTATGCAGGAGTTATCTGCAAAAGTATCTTTGTTAGACAGTGCTTTGCAGCAGTTAGGTAATAGGGGCAGGGTTTATGCAAAAGCTGAACAAGATTATAGAGTGTCTCTTGCAAAAAAGATACTGGAAGAGCGAGACAAAGGCACTCCTGTAACGATAATCAGTGATATATGCAGAGGAAATGCGGAAATTGCAGGGTTAAAATTCAACCGAGATGTAGCGGAAACATCATATAAGGCAGCTTTGGAAGCATGCAATGTTTACAAGCTGCAAATCAAAGTTTTAGAAAATCAGATTGATAGAGAATACAGGGGGTAGACATGAATACTGTTGTTTTAATTGGTCGTTTGACAGCTGACCCAGAGCTAAAGCATACACAAAATGGCAACGCAGTAACGAGTTTCAGCATAGCTGTTGACCGTCCATACCAAAAGTCAGGAGAAGAAAGACAAGCAGACTTTATCGACATTGTAGCGTGGAGAGGTACAGCAGAGTTTATCTGCAAATATTTTAAAAAGGGCAGAAAGATAGCTGTTCAAGGAGCTATCCAAACCAGAAGCTACACAGACAAAGACGGCAATAAACGAAAAGCGTTTGAAGTTTTAGCGGAAAAAGTGGACTTTGCAGACAGCAAGCAGGAAAAGACGGGTAGTGCTGATGTACAGTATACACCTGAAAACGGAGGCTTTGAGGAAATCATGGACGACGGGGACTTGCCTTTTAACTGAGGGTTAGCGTTTATCCCGTGAATACAAAAGCGCAGGAAGTGATACTATGAATATTATTGATTACATACCAAAAGGGCGCGAAAACGCCGTCACAAGAACCGAGTTATGCAAAAGGATAGGTTTACCGGATAGAACTATTAGAGAGCTTATATCACAAGCCCGACGGGAAACCTGTATCCTGAACGCGCAAGATGGAAACGGATATTATCGCCCTGAAAAAGAGGATATACCAGCAGTTAAAGGTTGGCTAAAGCAGGAAACTGCACGGGCAAAATCTATATTTTGGAGCGCAAAAGGCGCAAGAAAGTTTTTAAAGAATAACTAAGCCGGATTTATACGGGGGTTCCCTGATTGTTTGCATTCGCGGGTGGTCTTGGCGTTTCCGTACGGCAGATAGTTAAAAATCGGAGGAAACTATGAAAGATGGGATTCCATATTTTCCTTTGGATTGTGAATTGGACAGTAAGTTTGAGTTAATAGAAGCAGAATTTGGTTTACAAGGATTTGCAGTAGTCGTCAAGCTCTTACAGCGCATTTATGGGGGCGAAGGTTACTATTGTGAATGGACAAATGAGGTGGCGTTGTTGTTCGCGAAGCGCAACAGTACGGGTGGCAGCGTTGTTTCTGAAATAGTGAGTGCTTCTATAAAAAGAGGTATTTTTGATAAAGACATGTTTGAAAGATACGGGATTCTTACATCAAAAGGAATTCAGTTAAGGTATCTAAAAGCAGTAGACCGCAGAAAGCAAGTCAAAATCAAAAAGCAATACCTCTTGGTTGAGTGTGCCCTTTTACCGAAAAATGTATGCATTATCGAGGAAAGTGTAAACATTTTTCAAAAAAATGCTGACATTTCACAACAAAGGAAAGAAGAGGAAAGGAAAGTAAAGAAGAGTAAAGGAGACACTACGTGCGCGCATGTGCCGTTTTCAGAGTTTTGGCCTTTGTATCCTAAAAAGCAAGCAAAGGCAGCAGCAGAAAAAGCATACTTGAAGATAAAGCCTGATAGGGAATTATTTGAAAAGATGAAAAAGGCACTGGAAACGCAAAAAGCCTCTCTTGACTGGCAAAAGGAAAACGGAAGATATATCCCATTACCTGCAACATGGCTGAATGGCAGGAGATGGGAGGATGAGTTGGAGGATGTACACAGTGGACTACAAAGCAGAAATATTGAAAATAGCACCCCCGGAAGTGATTTCGAAGATTCAATTTTCTGATTCATCAGAAACATATCAGGAAAAAGAGTGTCGTAATTTAAACTCCTTGCCGGGTGACCTAAAAGGATATGATTGTGAGATATGCAAAAACAAAGGCGTTGTATATGTCCTTAAAGAGGGCGGTATAGTCGCACGAGAGTGCAAATGTATGCCAGTAAGGAAAACACTCGTTAGGATGCGTAAAAGTGGCTTAGAGGACGCCTTAAAGGAAAATACGCTTGATACATACATCGCAAAAGAGCCGTGGCAGGAAAGAATCAAGAAAACAGCAATAAGTTTTTTAGATGATTATAAGGAAAATTGGTTTTTCATAGGCGGACAAGTTGGAGCGGGTAAAACGCATATATGCACAGCTTTGGTCGGGGAGCTTATAAACCGCGGATATGGTGCGAAGTATATGCTGTGGAAAGATGAGTCAACTAGAATAAAAAGTGTTGTAAATGATGCTGATAGCTATGAGCCGCTTATGCACGAGTTAAAGACTATCCCGGTTTTGTACATCGATGACTTTTTCAAGACTTATGTAGATGACAGAGGCGTGAGAGTACCACCGACACAGGGAGATTTAAAACTGGCATTTGAAATAATTAATCACAGATACATTCATGGGAAAATCACTATTATCTCGTCAGAGCTGACGATAAAAGAAATTATTGCTTTTGATGAAGCCGTAGGCAGTAGGATTTTTCAACGCACTAAAAAGTATCAATTGAGTTTATCTAAAGACCAAAATAAAAATCAGAGGTTAAAATGATGAAAATGACAAGTTTCACCGTACACGGTGAGCCGCAAGGGAAGGCAAGACCAAGAGCGGTAAAACAGAGAGGAATAATGCATGTTTATACACCGCAGAAGACAAAGGATTATGAGCGAGAAATTGCGATGGCATATAGGACACAGTGCACCGGGATGTTTTCCGGTGCAGTTGAAATGGAAATACATGCGTACTATATAATACCGAAAAGTGCATCACGCAAAAAAGTTCTTGACATGGTATCAGATAAAGAAAGACCGACCAAAAAGCCGGACGGTGACAACATCGCGAAAGCTGTATGCGATGCGCTGAATGGCTTAGCTTATAAGGATGATTCGCAAGTGGTTGACTTGACCGTCAGAAAATACTACTCAAAATTTCCGCATGTTCAAGTTTTTATCTCGGAGGCGAAAAAAGATGGATAATCTCACAGAGTACTATCCTGCATTTAAGCAAGTAGGACTATCAAAAGCAGGGGGAAAATGCTGTGATTTGATTTGTCAAGAGCAAGCGGGAGAATGCAAAGACTGCCCGCTACAAGAGGCATTGGACAAGCTGTATAGGATGGAAAGGGAAGAAAAATGACTTTAAAGGATTTATCTAAAATATCATATTCTCAGAAAGGAAAAGAAGAATTAAACCAGTGGATAGAGGGGATTGATGATGAATTTATACGGCAAATTCTTAATTTGCGTTTTGTACAAGGAAAAACTTGGCTTGATATTTCTTTAGATTTGGGTGGAATTTCCGGTCCTGATTGCTTACGTATGATGGTAAAACGATTTCTTGCTCAACAGGTTGATATAAAAATAAATAATCTAAACAGATTTAAAAATGAGGCTATTAAATTGATTGAACGATATGGAGAAAAGCACAAATTAGCGAAATCAGACGGAGGACAATATATAATCAAAAATATATGTGCTCAAAAAGAGGCTATAGTTTTGGTTTGCGATATTTTTGATTTGTATAAGGAGAAATTCGGATGATATTATCAGGAAAAGAAATAGAAAGAGAAGTACATAATAAAAATATCGTGATAAATCCGTTCAGCTCCAGTCAAGTAAACCCAAACAGCTATAACTTAACGCTGCATAATGAGTTATTGGTATATGAAGATGACATACTGGATATGAGAAAACCCAATCAGACAAAAAAACTTGTGATTCCACCAGAAGGATTATTATTAGAACCAAATAAGCTGTACTTGGGAAGAACAAAAGAATTCACAACTACCAGTAAATATGTACCCATGTTGGAAGGGCGTTCTTCTACAGGTCGTTTGGGATTGTGTATCCATGTAACCGCCGGCTTCGGAGATATTGGCTTTGCAGGTTACTGGACATTGGAAATTTATTGTATCCATCCACTCATTATTTATCCTGATATTGAAGTATGCCAAATCTATTATCACACCATAAAAGGCGACTATGACTTATACAGCAGCGGAAAGTACCAGAATAACACAGGAATTCAACCTAGCCTTATGTATAAAGATTTTATGAAAGAGGTATGTATATGAACTTATACTTAATTGAGCGTGACGATAACGCGAGTTACGATGAGTATGTTTCAGCGATAGTCTGTGCGGAAAGCGAAGCGGAGGCGGTTAAAATACACCCAAATGGAGACATTTTTGGCACTGTGTGTCGCTGGGGTAGTGAGTGGGTGAAAGACCCTAGTCATGTGGAGTGCAAAAAAATCGGAGTAGCTGATGAATCCATAAAAAAAGGTGTTGTTTTGGATGTGTATTTTCCTGGATAGTACGCAATGCAAAAGATGAAGATTTTGTTGAAGGTACGGCGTTGCTACCAGAACATTTATTTATACTGGAAAATCAAATGCATGGGATGTGGGAGTTAGCTGAACATGAATATAATGATTGTGCCAAATGCTCTCAATGTGCAGTTGAGTTCTCACTTACAGGAGAATGGACCTTTGAATATTATTTGTATTATATGCATTTCTGTCCCAATTGCGGCGCAAGAATGGATTTGGAGGCGTTAAACAATGACTGATAGAGAAGAAATGGAACTGCTTGTTCTAAAAGCAGAGTTAAAAAACTATAAGCGGTGGTATTTTGACTGCGTCGAGAAACTGGAGCAAATCAAGAGAGAACGCGATGCGGCGATGAAGTTTATCCCGCACGACTGTGAAACATGCGCATATTGGAAACCTAAAGAAGAAAATATTTGTGATGCGCCAAAAGGGATACCGTGCCATTGGGGCAAACGCGAAGCATGGAAATGGTGTGGCGCGAAGGAGGAATGAAAATGTTACATGAGTTAAAAATAGATTCAAAATATATTGAAGACATTATATACTTTGGAAAAAGTTTTGAAGTTAGAAAGGACGATAGACCGTATGAAACGGAAGATTATTTGTGGTTGAGAGGATGGAGCGAAGGCGACTATACCGGAGAGGAAATTATTGCCAAAGTAAAATATATTTATAGAGAAGAGTTGTGTAGAGATGGTTATTGCATTATGGCGATAGAAAAGGTGGATTGGTGGACGGTGAGATAAGATGACACGAAAAAGATTCATAAAGCTGCTTATGAGCCAAGGGGTACAGAGAAATGATGCGGAAGCTATTGCGCGAATGGTTCGGACGTTGCAAAAAGAAGGTGAACAAAATGAAAGAAATTAAATTAAAAGAATGTCCCTGCTGTGGGGGAGAAACGAAATTTGAGTATAGATTAGATTTTATGACCAAGAAAGTAAGAGCAAAGTGCAGCAAATGCGGTCTTGCTACAGAGTGGGTAGACGAATCCGTTGATTACTGCGCAAAAGAAGAAGCGGCGGAAGCATGGAATGAACGGCATAAAGAGATTTATCAAGATGATTTCGGAGGTATAACAGCGGATGAACTCGAACGCGCTTTAAAAAAGATGGAGCAAGAATTTAATGCGAGAAAGATAATGGAAGAAGAAAAATATAGAGAAACGCCAAAGTGCCCCATATGCGGAGAGGGAGGACTTCACATCCTGACATTAAGCTATCTTTTTGATAAAGCGCGCGCGCAAATCCACTGCGATATGTGCGGAACGGACATAAATATTCCAGATACAAGCAAGTGTGTTGGGGAGATGAGTGAGTTGGTGCACAATGAAAAATAACAATATATTTTTAATTTTAAGCATCATAGTTTCTCTTTTCTGCCTAGTATCAACAATAACTTTGGCACTACATATGTCTTTCATCATAGTTTTACATTACTGGTGGGCTTTTTTGATAGGTATAATACTTTCAGGTAGTGTACTGATTTTTTGTGTGATTTTGTATATAAACGGTTTGATAGGGAGGAAACAGAAGAAAAGATATGACGACTAAAGAAAAGAAAGAGTATCTAAAAAGATATAGGAAGATAGATAGAGAAGTAAATCAACTGATTATGGAGAAAGATGAAATATTTTCACTTGGTACCAAAATAACTCCTACTTACAGCGATATGCCGAAAGGCATAGGAGAAAATAATAAAACGCAGTCAACTATTGAAAAGCTGGAAGAACAAGAAGAAAAAATTAATAAAAAGATAGATTTACTTTATGAAGTAAAAGAGGATATTGAGAAAGCACTTCATACTGTAGAAGATGATACTTTAAGGGTGCTTTTACGTTATCGGTATATCAATGGTTTAACTTGGGAAGAAATCGCGGTCACTATGAATTATGATTATAGATGGATTTTACGGTTACATGGTAAAGCTCTTAATGAATTGACCATAAAAAGCCACATAACCTCTATGATATAGTGTAAACAGGGAAAATGAATTGTCCCTAACGGTTTGTATGCCTCCTTTCTATATAGCTAGTGCAGTGCTATAACTGCAAATTAAAAAAGCTGTGGAAGCGCAGAGCAGTCGGAATAAAATCTGACTGTATGTGGCAGTATAGCTCACTGGTGAGAGCAGCAGGCCTGGAGCGTTTGTATGGGTAGGTTCGATTCCTACTATTGCCCGATAATCTTTGCAAAGAATCCCTTGCCGGTCTGGGTGATGACCGGTACATGTATAGCTGGTTATATCGCAGTAGTGGTATCAAGCAAGGGCGTGACCTTGCCAGCTAGTCCAAATGAGACCTCTCGCACCTCTCTTTTGATGTGGCCCAGTAGAGGACATTACACAAGACTGTGCTTGATGCATGGTCTTTTTTATTAAATTATATATCGAGGTGAGGTGTTGGCTAATGAGAAAAACCTAGTACCGTTTACATCGGAACAAAGCCGTGAACAAGCCGTGATAAATGGAAGAAAAGGCGGCGTAGCAAGTGGACAAGCAAAGCGAAGACGAAAATTGTTAAGGGATAGTATGAACGCTTTATTAGAACTGCCCGTATCAAGCACGAGAGAATACAATGCATTAATCAAAATGGGAATCGACATAGAAGATATTGACAACAGCCAATTAATTGTGTTGGCGTTATTTAATAAAGCAAAGTCTGGTGACGTAGCTGCTATTAAAGAACTTCGCAATTTGATTGGTGAAGATAGTGCCGAAGATAAAAGCGCGGGACAATTAGAGCGTTTGATTGAAGGATTGAAGTATGACTAGTGTATATACACCAAAGCAACGAGAGTTACTAAGATTATGGCAAACGAATAAGTTAAAGCGTATTAATTTGTTATCCGGTTCTGTGCGTTCCGGTAAAACATGGATTAGTCTAGTGTTGTGGGCTTTTTGGGTTGCGACAATGCCAAAAGAAAAGAACTACCTTATGACAGCAAAATCGCTTACTACATTAAAGCGTAATGTTTTGGACTTGCTAACAGAGTTGGTAGGCGAAAAGAATTTCACATTCTCTATCGCGCAAAAGCAAGGCTTGTTATTTGGAAGGAAAATATATTTAGAAGGTGCAAACGATGCCAGAGCAGAAAGCAAGATACGAGGAATGACCTTGCAAGGTGCTTACTGCGATGAATTAACTTTGTATGGTGAGGATTTTTTTACCATGATGTTATCTCGTTTATCAGAGCCGAATGCTAAACTATTCGCAACAACGAACCCTGATTCGCCTATGCATTGGCTTAATAAACAATATATAGAGCGCAGACATAAATTAAGTATGCTGCTGATGACATTTTTAATTGATGATAATACTTTTTTAGACACTAATTATGTGGAGGAACTAAAAAAAGAGTATGTTGGCGTTTTTTATGATAGGTTCATAAAAGGTGAATGGGTGCTAGCAGAAGGTCGTGTTTATCCCGGATTTTCAGAGATTGATAATGTCACAGAAGACGTACCAGAAGATGGTACATATTACATCAGCATTGACTATGGTACATTAAACCCTTTTTCGGCTGGGTTATGGTGCGTATCAGATGGAAAAGCGGTGCGAATCAAAGAATATTATCATTCTGGGCGAGATACAAAAAAGCAGTTAACGGACGAAGAGTATCATGCAGAACTGGAAAAACTGATTCAATATACAGATTCAGAAGGGGTATTGCAGGAGTATGAAATTGACAGAGTTGTCATAGACCCATCTGCCGCCAGCTTTATTGCGTGTATGCGCAGACATGGAAAGTTCAGGGTAAAGCATGCAGTGAATACGGTGATAGATGGAATCAGAAACGTCACATCCATGCTAAACAGCAAACGACTTTTCATTCACAGTTCGTGTAAAGATTCTATTAAAGAGTTTAAACTGTACTCATGGGATGATAAAGCACAAGAAGATAAAGTGATAAAGGAAAACGACCATGCTATGGATGATATCCGATACTTTGTGAATACGATTCTAGTAAAAGAATTTAAGTGGTTAGATTGGCGGTGATACGTTGTTTAATAAAGCGATTCAAGCAGTAAGGGAGGTGTGGCAGCGAATGATTACAAAGCAAGATATAAAACAGATTTTAGGTGTTGATATCACAATTTCATCCAGTATGACAGAAGCTTTAAAGTTATGGGATGACATGTATTGTGATATGCCGCCTTGGGCTAGTGAAAATGTTATTCCCCTTAGTATGCCAGCAGTAATTGCAAGCAAAGCGGCTAAAATGGTAACGATTGAGGCTGAATTTGGTTGCGAAGGAGGAAAGCGTGCGGATTTTATTTCCAGCCAGCTCGAACCGGTTAGAGAGAAACTAAGAACGCTTGTGGAGTATGCTGCAGCAAAGGGTGGATTGGTTTTCAAGCCATATATTGAAAATGGTAGCGTAACAGTAGAATACATACAGGGGAATTGTTTTTATCCAACGTCGTTTGATAGCAACGGAAATATCACCGGAGGCGTTTTTTATACAAGAAAAACGGTGGGAGATATGTATTATACTCGTGTTGAATATCATCAACTAAAAGGTAGTGTCTATACTATTAAAAACGTTGCATATCAAAGCTGTGTAAAAGAATCGATTGGCGTTAAATGTTCTCTACAACTAGTGCCGGAGTGGGCTGGCATGGATGAAGAACTCAGCCTAAACAACATAGAGAAGCCGCTTTTTGTGTATTTTAAAATGCCTTTTGCAAATAACATTGACCCTTCTTCGCCTTTGGGAGTATCTATATATGCAAAATCAGTGAATACAATCAAAGATTTGGACGAGCAGTACGCAGAACTAATATGGGAATATCGTGGCGGTGAACTAGCTATTCACGCAACGGAAGATTTATTCAGAAAGAATAAGGATGTGTACAAACTTCCAAAGCATGGGAAAAGGCTTTACCGACTACTTGAATCGGGAGCGAATAATGAAAATATAATGCAAGTATTTGCCCCTGCATTTCGCGACCAGTCACTACAAAGCGGATTCAATGAAATTTTAAAGCAGATTGAGCAGCAATGCGGTTTTGCTCGTGGTACCTTATCAGACGTAAGTCAAGTGGAAAAAACAGCAACAGAGATTATCCATGCGAAACAAGAAACGTACACAACGGTTTCAGATATTCAAAAATCACTGCAAAACGCGCTTGAACACTTAATGTATATCATTGATGTTTGGGCGGATTTAGGAGGGTTGGCGCCAGCAGGAGAATACAATCCTATGTTTAGTTGGGACGACTCCATTATTAGTGACAGAAAAGCGGAATTTGCAGAAAAGGCTCAACTTTTCCAACTTGGAATTTATGGTGGAGATGAATTCCGCGCATGGTACACAGGAGAGGAGCTCGAAATTGCTCGTAAAAATCTTCCGCAAATCCAAGTTGAGGAGTGATAACTTTTGCTTACTCCTGAATTTTTAGAGCGCTTTCCTCTGCCTATCTTTGATTTATTTCAAGATTTAGAAGATGAGATACTTTCCGATATATCCAGACGGATTGCAAAGACTGGAAAAATTACAGATACAGCACAATGGCAAATAGAGAGATTGAGTGCGATTCTATCTACTGACAAAAAAATAAAAAAAGCAATTTCAAATGTTGATAAAAAAGCACAGAAAGAAATAGAAAAAATGCTATATGAAGCCGCTCAAACATCTTTTGATGCAGAAGCGGCTATTTATCATGCTGCAAATAAAAATATCAGGAAACTTGCAGATTACAGCGAACTGGAAATGCTGATTGATAGTATCACAAGGCAGACACAAGCTGAGTTGAAAAACTTAACCCGTACTATGGGCTTTGTGGAGCAGGTCAATGGTAAATCCCACACTGTAAGTCTTACAAATGCATATCAAAAACAGTTGGATTTAGCGCAGTTATCCGTATCAACCGGAACGCTGGACTATAACACAGCGATACGGACAGCGGTAAAGCGACTTGCTGATAGTGGTATCCGTTTTATCGATTATGGATCAGGTTGGACGAATCATCTTGATGTAGCCGCAAGGCGAGCAGTGATGACAGGTGTCAATCAAATGTCTATGAGGATGACAGATTATCTAGCGGATGAGCTAGGCTGTGAATTCTTTGAAGTAACCGCACACGCAGGGGCAAGACCGTCACACAGAGTGTGGCAAGGTGAAGTATATCACAGAGGTGGAGAAAAGGACGGCTACCCCGATTTGGAAGAAACTACAGGTTTAGGCAGAGTTGACGGACTGTGCGGTGCAAACTGTAGGCACGGATATCATCCGTTCTTTCCAGGCATATCCGAAAGGGCATACAGCAGAAAACAACTAAGAGAAATTGACCCGCCGTCATTTACATATAACGGTAGGGTATACACTACATATGAGGCTACTCAAAAACAAAGAGATATGGAGACTGCTATACGCAAAACAAAAAGAATTTTACTTTGCTTTGATTCTGCAGGTTTAAAGGATGACTACATGGCTGCCGCAGTTAAGCTAAAAAAGCAGCGTGAAGAGTATAAAAAGTTCAGTGGTGTTGCAGACTTAGCACTTCAACAGGAGCTAACACAAATATACGGTTTTGGACATAGTCAAGCCAGCAAAGCGGCGTGGGCACACAAAAAAGCGATTTAACGACTACGACAAATGTAGTCGTTTTTTTATGCCCTGAGCATGGCGTTAAAAGGCTTTCAATATAAAAATTATTCGTTGCACGCGAAACAAAATAAAGTTGCTCCGCAATATCGGGACTTGCCGAACAAAAAAAGGACAGCGGAAAAAGGAGTAAAAAATGTTGGCTTGGTTAAAAGAGATTCTAGGAGATGCCTATACGGATGATATCGAAAAAAAGGTATCGGATGAAATTGGAAAAGGTTTTGTTTCCAGAGCAGACTTTAATACTGTGAATGAGAGTAAGAAGGGACTGGAAGAGGAAATCGGAAAACGCGACAAGCAACTAGAAACACTCAAACAGCTTGATGCCGAGGGATTGCAAGAAAAAATCAATACCTTGCAGCAAGAAAATGAGACTACAAAACAAGAGTACGAAAAACGCATAACAGAAATTAAATTCGAACACGCGTTGTCAAGTGCTCTAAAAGGTGCAAAATCCAAAAACGACAAGGCAGTACAAGCTTTGCTTGATATGGATGCACTGAAACTAACGGAATCAGGTGAAATCATAGGGTTAAAAGAGCAATTGGAAGCACTGCAAAAGAATGACCCTTACTTGTTTGAATCTGATAAGAAAGTACCAGAAATCATAGGAAGTACGCAAGGTTCGCCAATTGGTGACGATGATGCGGCAATGAGGGCAGCGTTCGGACTTCCGGTAAACAAAGGAGAATAAAAAATGGCAAATAATTTAGCATTACAAAAAAAGTACGTAACAATGTTGGATGAAGTGTATAAACTTGCATCCTTAACAGCAAAACTGGATGGAGCGGCAGAGCTTGCTAAGCAAGGTGCTAATGCAAATGAATTAATTATCCCTAAGCTGGATATGCAAGGTCTAGGGGACTATGACCGTAATAGCGGCTACGTTATGGGCGACGTTACACTGACAAATGAAACAGTGAAATGTAATTACGATAGAGGTCGAATGTTTACAATTGATAATGTAGACAATATGGATACCGCTGGCATTGCTTTTGGCCGATTAGCAGGTGAATTTATTAGAACAAAAGTTGTACCTGAACTGGACGCTTTTCGCTTTGCTTCTTATGCAGGTATTAGCGGTATTTCTTCCGCATCACCTGCAACTTTAACCAGTGGTGAAGAAATTATTGCAGCATTAAGAGCGGCAACAACAAAAATGGACGAAGATGAAGTTCCTTTTGAGGACCGTCATCTTTTCATTACACCAACGCTGGATGGTATGATTATGGATTTGGATACGACAAAAAGTAAAGAAGTGTTAAGCAGATTCGCTACCAAAACATTGGTTCCTCAAACAAGATTTTATACAGCAATTAAACTGAAATCCGGTAAAACTTCCGAAGAAGTTGGCGGTTACGAAAAAGAAGGTTCTTCCGGCAAAGACATTAACTTTATGGTAATTCATAAACCGGCAGTTATCCAATTTGAAAAGCACATTGCTCCTAAAATTATTACTCCGGATATTAACCAAGACGCGGATGCTTACAAATTTGGATACCGCAATGTAGGTATTGCAGATGCTTACGAAAATAAAGTGGCCGGTATTTACTTACACAACAAAGAATAGGTGATGAAATGGCAAGAATTGTGGGGTTAGTACAACCAAATCAAACGACTAAAAAAGAAGAAATAAAAGAAAAGAAGAAAGAGAATTTACCTAAGAATGAAAAAAAGGAGTGATACCATGCTCCATGTATCTTATGCAGACTACCAATCTGTATACAAAGGAACTCTTACAGAATCCGATTATGGCTGTGTGGTGGATGAAGCGTGTGCATATGTAGATAAAATTACATATCAGCGATTGAAAGAAGATATTCCCGATTATGTAAAAAAAGCTGTGTGCGCTGTTGCGGATGTAATCTTTTCAAGGAACAAGTTATTAAAAGACAGTAAATTTCAATCGAGAGTAAAATCCTTTAATAATGACGGATATTCGGAAACGTATGATTCATATTCTACGGTTCAGAGGTCTTTTAAAAAAGAGATTTACGACGCTGCAACAATTTATATTCCTCTTTCGGATCCCTTAAGATATGCGGGTGTTTCGTCATGATAGGAGCAGATAAAATCATTACCTGCTTTGTAGAGCAGAATGACGAGACATATAGGGAATATTTGGTTGCTGGTGTAACATGGCGAGAAGTAACGGCAGTAAGCACCACGGACAAGGGATTGAACTTAGATAACTTTGTAAAAATTCGCATACCCATTGAAAATGCACCAGAAAGCTTCACACCGCAGAAAGAAATGCTAGTGGTGCAAGGAGATTGCAACGAAAACGTTGGTGTAGATATCACTGCCAGCGCACTCAAGAGAAAGTATAACGCGGTGACAATAAAGTCTGTGACATATAACACAGACGGTCAATGTCCGCATTGGAAGTTAGAAGGTGTGTAAATGGCCGGAATTAAAATCAAAATCGACCCAGTAGACAAGATACTGCTAAAGCGCAACCTGAATCAAAACGGGCAAGCACAAAAATTCTTTTCCAGCGAAGTACGTCGTATGTCTGACCCTTATGTGCCTTTTCAAAAAGGACCTTTGAAAAATACAGCCAGAGTGTATCCGAATCGTATCGAGTACATTCAGCCGTATGCCAGAAAAAATTACTATGAAAACAAAGGTTACGGCACGCAGGGAACAAGTAAAGGCGGCTTACGCGGTAAGCAGTGGGTTCCGCGCATGTGGATTGACAAAGGCAAAACTATTGTGAAAAGCGTTGCGAAGTTCGCAGGAGGTGTTGCGAAATAAACATTATCAATGCAATTTATGACTATATGCGTACTTGTCCGCTTCTTGATGAAGATGGAAAAGTACGCGTTAACTTTTTAGGGGAAACCCCAATTGAATACGTAATTGAAGAAGTACCGGCAGAACCGATAGTCAAACGATATGTTGACGGCTCATCGATTCGACAGGTACTTTTTATTTTCGCCAGTCGTGACGATTACGACAAAAGCGCAATACAAAATATGCTTTCCTCGAACTTTTATGAAAATCTTTCTGATTGGTTCGAGCAACAAACGTTAAACGGTGACCTTCCTGTCTTACCGGAAGGTATGGAAAGTCAAAAAATAGAAGCAATTTCAACAGGATATGCATTGGAAGCGGACGAACTTGAAAAAACAGCACGGTACCAAATCCAATGCAAATTAACTTACTATAAGGAGCGATAACATGAGTCAAACAATTCAAAGATATCAAATTGCCGACTACTTAAATGTTGGCACAGATGAAGAAACATACGAACTAATGGGTGCAGGTTTTAATACACTGGATGAAAACCCAGCAGCCCAACTGGATACAAAAACCTACGTGAATGACCGTTCCGCAACATCCACAATCAAAGGTTATCAAGCGCAATTTCCATATGATACAGATTTGATTGCATCCGAAAAAGCAGTTATGTATCTATATGAAGTTGGAAGAAATCAGAAAACAGGTGCAGATGCAGAAACGGACTATGTGAGAGTAGAACTTTTCAGCCCTGTAGCAGAAAAGCAAAATACATTTAAAGCCCGAAAATTCCACGTTTCCATTGAAGTTTCATCTTTCGCGGGTGCAGGCGGCGAGACTGTCAAAGTAACCGGTAACCTAAACAATGTTGGTTCTTTTATTGACGGTGAGTTCAACACACAAACAAAAACATTTACTGCCGCAGGTGCAGGAGCGTAAAGTTAGGAGGATACGACATGATTATTAACGGCGTTGAGCTGGAATGTGACGTTTTAGACGTTACAACCTTAAAAGCGATTAAGCAAGGAAGCGAAAGAGTAGCGAACATAAATAAAGAAATCGCTCACATTCATGATGAAATCGAACAAATAGAAGCAATGTGTCATATTATTTTTGACTTTTTCGACTGTGTGTTTGGTGAGGGAACAGCCAAAAAATTATTTGGAGATAAAGTAAGCCTAACCCTTTGCATGGATGCATTTGAATCCTTTATGAAACAAAAAGCAGAGCAAGAGGAAGCCTTTAATAAAAGAGCTGAGAAGTACAAAGGAAACCGCAGTCAACGCCGTAAAAAAGCATGAATATCCTACTAGATAAATTGCCGACAGCCGTCGAGGTAGGCGGCAAGATGTATGATATCAATGCGGATTTTCGGACAGGAATTAAGCTGGAAATGACGGCGGTCAGTGAACTGGATGACACAGAAAAATTAATGCGAATACTGCTTCTATACTATGGTGATATTTCTGGCGTTCCTTCTGACGTAGGCGCAGCTTTCACTGCGGTAATGAACTTTTACCACTGCGACAAAGATAACGCCTCACAAGGCGGCACAGCGACCAACAGACGCACGCAAATATATTCTTTTGAGTATGATGCACCGTATATCTATGCCGCGTTTTTAGAGCAGTACGGAATCGACTTAACACAGGAGCATGATTTACATTGGTGGCGATTCAAAGCAATGTTCGATTCTCTCAGTGAGAAAACTCAATTTGTGAAAATTATGGGGTATCGGTCCATGACAATCACAAAAGATATGAGCCCACAGCAGAAAGAGTTTTACAGGCGTATGCAGAAAACATATGCTATCCCTGTATCAAAAACCGAACGAGAAAAGACCTCTGCACTGGAACATGCATTACTAAACGGCGGAGACCTTACAGGACTGTTATAAATACTCACAAAATATTGCTATATCTCCCTTAATATGATAAAATATGGAATATTTATACAAGGGGGAGAAAGTATGAAAAAGATAATCAGTTTAGTATTAGCAACACTGGTATGTGCTGCTGTTTTTGTTGGGTGTGGGAGTGATAAAAATAGTGAAAATTCAGAGGCAAGTCAAAGTATTCCAAGCCACGTTGGTATTTCTTTAAACTCCGATATAAACAGCATAAAAAAATCGATAGATTTAGAAAAGTTTGAGGATGGGTATGATGATGGAGATAGACAGGCATATATTAATAAAAAGGGCACAACTTATAAAATAGGGGGCACTGAATTCGATTCTGTTATGTTCTTTTTTGACAAAGATATATTAGATGGCATATCGTATTATAAAACTGCAGATAGCAAACAAGAGTTAGAAGATGACTTTGCTCAGCTAAAAAAAGATTTGACAGAAATATATGGTCAACCGAAAGAAACAAGCGAAGGCTATTATTGGGGTATTGAACTACCAGACGATAATGAATTTGTCTTTGAAATGAACTTGGAAATTGAAAAAACGGAATTATCTTCGGAAGAATATTATTTTTTAAGAGTTGAGATTAACCGTGTAAGCAAGGAATTGATAGAAAAATTTGAAAGTGTTGCCAGTGGATTTGAAAGATTCACAGACAATATGTATTCGGAATAAATATTTAAAAGAAGCATTGTACAGAAATGTACAGTGCTTTTTTTATACCTTTTTAAAGGCAGGTGGTACAAATTGAAAAAATAAAATGCCCGAATTGTGGACAAACGTTATGCAAACTTGAATATGGAAAAGTAGAGATTAAATGCACAAGATGCAAAAAAATTATAATGATTACAAAAACAACTGATATAAAAACGACAGAGCCTAGAGCCACACCATAGAGTAGTGAGCCGGAGCCTGCTTTTTTTGACAAAATAGGCAGGTGATTATATGGCAGACGGAAAAGTTGTAATCGAAACGGACCTTGACGCAAGTGGTATCAAGGCGGGATTATCAAAGCTGTCAAGTATAGCCCAATCAGGTATCAAAGGAACGCTTACCGCCATAGCCAGCGCGGGAACAGCACTTGCAGGGTTGGGCGGTGCGGCTATCAAGGTTGGTGCTGATTTTGAAGAAGGTATGTCCGAAGTACAAGCTATATCAAGGGCAAGTGCTTCTGACATGGAGCTTTTGAAAGAAAAAGCCAAAGAAATGGGCGCAGAAACAAAATTCAGCGCAACAGAATCCGCAGCAGCATTTAAGTACATGGCGCAAGCAGGTTGGAATACAGAGGACATGCTAAACGGCATATCAGGTGTTATGTCTTTAGCTGCTGCCTCTGGTGAGGACTTAGCTTTAACAGCGGACATTGTAACAGATTCGCTAACGGCATTCGGATTAGAAGCGAAAGATGCAGCGCATTTTTCTGATGTACTGGCGATGACTGCAAATGCAACGAATACAGACGTTGCAAACTTGGGCTACACATTCAAATACGTTGCGCCTGTAGCTGGCGCACTGGGTTACTCCATAGAAGATATGTCCGTTGCTATTGGTTTAATGGCGAACTCCGGTATTAAAGCGGAAACAGCAGGTACAGCATTAAGAGCAACACTAACAAATCTTGCAAAGCCAACACAGCAAATGACTGGCTACATGGAAGAACTCGGAATTTCTTTAACGGATGCGCAAGGAAATGTTAAGCCGTTTAACGAGGTTATGATTGACCTTCGTGAAGGTTTTAAAGGGTTAACTGAAGCACAGAAGGCAGAGTATGCCGCAGGTATTGCGGGTAAAGAAGCTATGTCTGGACTGCTTGCGATTGTCAATGCCAGTGATGAGGATTTTGCAGCACTAACCGAGCAAATTAACAACTGCAATGGTGCGGCAGAAGAAGCCGCAAAAATCATGCAGGACAATCTTAAAGGCAGTGTTGAGCAACTAGGTGGTGCCCTTGAAACACTAGGAATTGAGTTTTATGACAGTGTAAACACGCCAATACGCACAATTGTTGATTCTGCAACCTCTATGGTAGAGCAGTTAACAAAAGCATTCAAAGACGGTGGACTGTCTGGACTAGTAAGCGAGCTTGGCACAGTATTTGCAGAAGTAGCAACACAAGCGGCAAACAGTGCTCCGAAAATGATAGATGCGGCAACGTCTATGATAACGTCTTTTCTTGACGGAATCGGAAGCAACACAAATCGAATAGCGGAAGCCGCAGTAAAAATAGGTGAATCCTTAGTAAACGGCATTGCTCAAATCATACCAAAAGTTGCAGAGGTAGGAGTTGAAATCATTTCATCTCTTGCTTCAAATCTACTCGGTAGTGATGTAGGCAAAAGCGTTGGCGAACTGGGAAAAACAATCATTGACAGCTTCAAAACGATTGCCGGTGCTGTCTCAGGTGCGTTGAACAGTCTAAAACCTGTACTTTCAACTTTTATAAGCACTGTATCCAAAATTGCAAAAACTGTGATACCTCCATTGACAAAAGTTGTAGAGGCATGTATCAAAGCAATCAAACCATTAACCCCACTACTAACAGCTGCAGCAAGTGGTTTTGCTGCATTAAAGATTGTACAAACTGCAACCTCTTGGATTAAATCCTTTGCGACATCTGAAACACTTTTGGCAGCAAAGACAACAATCACTAATGCATTGCTTTGGGCTAAGATTGCGGCAACAGAGGTGTTAACTGGAAAAATTACGCTTGCACAAGCGGCACAACAGCTTTGGAACGTAGCCATGAGGTCAAATCCTATTGGTGCGGTGGTAACTGCGATTGGTGTATTTGTTGGTGCTTTAGCTGGGTTAGTTGTCGCTCTTAGTGGTGGAAAAAGTGAAACTGAACAATTAAATGAGTCATTTGAAAAAGTTTCACAAGGATTCACCCGTTTTAGTGACGGTATGAGCAATGCAAAATCCCATTTAAGTGATTTTAACTCAACACTTTTTGCATCATCCGAGGAACAGCAAGCATTAGCGGATAATATGCAAGATGTTCAAAATGGTATAACTTTGATTTGTAAAACAGCATCAGCTGAACGGCGGGACTATACACAAGAAGAAATTCAACAGCTCGAACAGTACTTTGAAAAACTTAGAGAGCTAAACGAGCAACAACTTGCGATTGAGCAATCCATTATGGATGCTGTTGTGGCTCAAGCTGAAAGACAAGCAGAGGCACTAGATACATCTGCGAAAGAGTATGAGCAAGCGGCTTATGATTGGTTAGCAACTACACAAGAGCAAGCAGAAAAACAAATTTCAATTATTGAAGAACAATGCAACCAGGAAATTGCACTACTTCAACAAAAACATACACAAAATGGAATTTTAAATGAAGAAGCATTCAATGCAGACATTGAAGCAGCTGAACAAAGGAAAGAAGCGAGAATTTCAGCCGTACAAAGTGAAGTAGCTTCTCTTTACGAACAATATAGTGCTGGATATGGAGAGCTTACAGGCTTAAATGAGTGGTATACAACGGTAACGGCGGGACAAAACGCGTCCTTAGAGAGTGAAAATCAAAGACATGCAGATAGACTAGCAGAGATTGAGAATACAAAGTATAGCAATGTAACAGAGAAAGAAAATGCAATAGCGTTTGAAACTAATCGTCACAATTCAACGATGACTAGCATATGGAATGACTTGACGAAAAATATGACTGACGAACAGTTAGAACAGCTTGCAGTGTGGCTAGGTTTTGTTTCACAAACAGAATTGTACGGCGGGCAGTTAGATGAAAAAACAAAATCTACCGTTGAAGGGCTGATCGCATCTTTTGATAAGCTCCCACAAGAATCAAGAGATACCATGAAAGACGCGTTATCACCAATGCTTGATGAGATGAACAAAAAAGAGCCTGTACTTTTTGCAAAAGCTACCAGTATTGCTAATGGCATCCTTGGAAATCTTCGAAAAGCATTTGATATCCATTCACCTTCACGAAAAGTACGCGCCATTTTCAATCAAGTTATGGAAGGCGCAGAAAAGGGGTTGGAAGATGATACACCTAAACTGCTCGGTCAAGCAACAAGTATTTCAAATGAATTTTTAGATAGGCTTAAAAACATTGACGTCACCGCCCTTATGGACCAAGCCAGAGCAGCGGTATACTCGAATCAAATGGCTGTAGCAGGTGCGGCAGCAAGAAGTAACTATATGATAAATACAGGTATATCACAAAGTACAAGCAGTGGAGGAGACAGGCAAACTGTGATTAACTTTAACCAGCCTGTAGAAAGCCCAGACGCAACAGCACGGGCTATCAACAGGATTTTTACTTTTGGATTGGCAGGTGATAAAGGATGATAAAATTCATAAGAGATGACGGCTTAACACTTAACATTACGGATTATTTTAAAATCATCAGTATTGAGGGGTTAGGCACAATCACACAAGAAATTTTTACAGAGAAACGTGCGGTTGGTGACGGTGACATCATAACTGGCACAAGAGTTAGCTCTCGAACGGTAACGATTACTGCCTGTAACGACTATGCCGGACAGTTTGATCCATCGCGCGAAAAAATCAACGATTTCTTCAATCCGAAAAATTCTTTTAAAATGTATATAACATACAAAAACAATACGGTATGGTGTGAGTGTATCGTGGATGCAAGAGATCTGCCAACAAACAACGTTTTTGCGCCGCAGATGTTTACACTATCTGTGTTTTGCCCCAGTCCTTATTTCAAATCCTATGACGATTTTGGCAAAGACTTAGCTTCAATATCTCCGATGATGGGGTTTCCTCTAATGATTTCGCAAGAAAAGGGCTTTGTTGCAAGTACACGAAACTTTTCACAGCACGTTTTCGTTCCAAATAGCGGTGCAGTGGAAACGTACTGCACGGTCCTTCTTGAATTCGATGCACCCGTAAGTGGACTGAAAATATATAAAAATGAAAAGGAATATATTCAATTCACAAAAGAGTTGAGAGGTAAACAAGGGGTAAAAATCGATTTTGAAAAAAGGACAATTGAAGAGGGAGGTAAAAAACTTTTGAATGCGATTGACCGAAAAAGCACTTTTTTTGCAATCGACCGAGGCGGATGCACGATTTCGTACAGTGCAGATACAAATGATTCAGCTGTTCACGTCTACCTGTATTACAATCAGCTTTATTCGGGGGTATAGTATGGACTTGATTTTTTTAGATAAAAGGTTCAATGTAATAAAATTTGTAGAATATATTAATCTTCAGTGGAATAGACGATATTACGAATGCGGGCAGTATTCCGTTCAGATTTTAGCAAAGGACTACGAAAATTCATTTCTGTATGTGTATAGAAATTCGGAGGCTGAACTCGGAATTGTACAAAAGGTCGAGCACATCAGTGAAGAACGCGGAGAATTTGTACAAATCAGCGGTTTTTTTTTAGAGAGCGCACTAAACAATTACATTTTACACCCGACTTTTTCTTTTAACGGCAGTGTAAAGGACTGCATTAGCACGATGCTATCTATTTATTGCGATGACATTCCAAACTTTAACGTTGACGTATCTCAAGCCCCCACAACATCGATTTCATTTCAAAAAACAGGAGAGGAAATCGCCTCACAAATGTTTTCGATATTACAAAAGTATGAGTACAGTTTTTCGTTAAGCTATGACTATATACACAACGGAATAGATTTCAGGGTGTGGTCAGGGTTGGATAGAACCTCGGAAGTTGCGACAATTTTAGGGCATGAGACAGCTATTTTTAACCAAAATTGGGGACACTTCAAAAATCTTATAGTCACTACAGACGACAGTAACTACAAAAATTATGCAGTTGTAGCAGGAAGTGGAGAGGGAGATCAAAGACAAATTGTTTTAGTTGACGAGTCTAATGGGGAAAAGCTAAAAAGGCTTTATGTTGACGCGAGAGATTTACAGCAGCAAGAAGATATGTCACACCAACAATATTTGGACGCTCTCAAAGAAAGAGGCAAAGAGTATCTTAATAAGCATAAAAACATTTTAAACATTGACTTTGATTTTATCGGAGATATGGAGTACAAAGAAAACTTTGATTTAGGTGATAAATGCGATATCGTTTTAAAAAATACAGACGAAGTATATCAATCTCGTATAATAGGTGTTGATGAACTGATAAAAGAAAACCGAAAAGAAATAAAATTGCAGTTTGGTGATAAAATACCGAGAAAAAGATAATAAAGAAGGTGAAAATATGGAAAGTATTTTTTTTGATAGTCAGGTGACGTATGATGAGCATGGTAATCCTATATATGACCGACCGAATAGTGCAGAGCAGATAAGAAAGACTTTTTCTTCTCTGATCAGCAATGGAGTTGTTTCAACTGTGCATAATAATATGGCAGCCGAGGTCGGTTTTATCGTACACGCTTCAAGCGGAATGACAATTACGGTAAACAACGGAATCTGCTGGATAAACGGTTCTTGCGGTTTTGAAGAAAAAAACAGAGAATTCACTTTGGATATAGGAACAGATCAGCCACGGATCGACTCTGTTGTTCTTCGGTGGGACAATCGAATGGCCGCAAGGGATATAGACATTTTCATCAAAAAAGGCACACCAGGTGTAGATCCAACCGTTCCTACCCTACAAAGAGACTACACGGTGTATGAACTTCGACTAGCAAATATTCTGGTTCCTGCAAACACCTCTACCATCGTAGGTGGAAATATCGAGGATACAAGACTAAACACTGAGGAATGCGGAATTGTTGTTTGTCTTGTAAAAGGTATCGACACATCCGAGTTATATAATCAAATTCAAAGTGATTTGAATAGCTTTAAGCAAAATGAAGAAGCTGACTTTTTAGAGTGGTTTGAAAGCATTCAAAATATCTTAGATGAAAATGTCGCAGCAAACCTACAAAAACAAATTGATGAAAAAGTTCCATTGTCTCGAGTTATTAACGGAAAGACACTAACGGATGATATCACGCTCACAATTGAAGATATTGGAACAAGTGCAGTCTTTTTGGCGTCGCATCCTGTGGGCAGTCTGTTTGAAACAACGGTTTCTACAAACCCCGGCACACTTTATGGTGGCACATGGGCAGCCTGGGGAGGCGGTCGCGTCCCTGTAGGGGTAAATACCGCCGACAGCGACTTTAATACAGTGGAAAAAACAGGCGGTAAGAAAACCGAAAGACACGAATTCAAGATTGGATATAAAGGCTACTACGGTACTGCTGTGGGTAGTGATGACAATATGATACAAGCATATAAATACTCTACATCAAGTTATGGTACCTATGCGTATGAAGGTAGTACACAGGCAAGCGTAAACGCAGGGATTCAGGCATCGACAAACACTCGCGATGTAGCACAGGCTTCGTCAACAGGCGATACGAGCGAGACAAGCATTGTACAGCCATACATTACGTGTTACATATGGAAAAGAACAACATAA